AAACTCACTAAAGCTGTTAGCTCCACATTAGGAGCTAGCGGCAAGTGTGTTATCCTGGAAGATGATCAAGGAAAACCAATAATCACCAAAGATGGTGTAACAGTTGCTAACTCAATAGTATTATTCGATGCTGTTGAAAACATGGGAGCAACATTATTAAAAGAAGCAGCTAGAAAAACTGTAGAAGAAGCAGGAGATGGAACAACAACTGCAACAGTTTTAGCAAATTCTATATTAAAGCATGCTTCTGAAGAAAAAAATATTTATATTAATACTAGAGAGTTAAAAGAGGGTATTAATTCAGCTGTAAAAAAAGTCGTAAATTATTTAGAAAAAATTAGTATACCAGTTGAAGGCAATATGATTGATCAAGTTGCTACTATATCTGCTAATAACGACCAAAAATTAGGTAAACTAATTGGTGGAGCGTTTAAAGATGTAGGTAAAACAGGTATGGTAATAATGGAAGAATCTAAAGACTTAGAATCCTCAGTAAAGATTATAGATGGTATGCAATATGACCAACCGTTAAAAAGTTTACACTTTGTAACAGATCAAACAAAAGGTACAGCTGAGTTAAAAAACCCTTTAGTATTAATAGTTGAGTCAAAAATAGAAAATATACGTAAAATACAAGGTGTTTTAGAGTATGTTATAAAAAATAATAAACCTTTATTTATTATTGCAGATGTAGAACCACAAGTGTTAGCAGCATTAGCGATGAATAAAATGAAAGGTAATATTAAAGTTTGTATTGTAGATGCACCAACATATGGTTTTACTAAAAAAGAAAAACTAAATGATATTGCATTAATGACAGGCGCTACGGTTATAAATGAAGACTTAGGTGATGATATGGATTTAATACATCATGAGCATTTAGGTAAAGCTAAAAAAATAACTAGTACTAAAGACAATACTATAATACAAGTCGATGAAATACCTTTAGAAGTTGAAGATTTAATTAAAGATTTAAAATTAAAGCAAGAAAAAGAAAAACTTCCAGGTTTAAAAATGGCGTATGAAAAAAGACTAGCGTTATTAGCTGCTAAAGTAGCCGTTGTCAAAGTAGGTGCTAATTCAGAAATAGAATTAAAAGAAAAAAGTGATAGAGTCGAAGACGCTATCTGTGCTACTAGAGCCGCTATAAAAGAAGGTATTGTTCCAGGCGGTGGAATAGCTTTATTAAATGCAGCTTTAAATATAAAAGAGAGTAATGCTGGAGAGAAAATTTTAAGTAAAGCTATATTGTCACCATTTAAGACTATACTAGACAATGCTGGTTATAAAGAATATACTATACCAGCTAATGAAGGTCACGGTATTGATGTGGTTACAGGAAATATGGTAAATATGATTGACAGTGGGATTATTGATCCTCTGTTAGTAACAAAAAGTGCGCTAATAAACGCGGCTTCTGTAGCAACAACTATATTGTCAACTGATTGTGTAATTAATAATATTAGACTACATGAGGGCAATAGGTAATAACTTAATAATAAAAAAAATAGAAAAACCTAATAAAACTACAAAAGGTGGTTTAATACTTAGTGAAAAACAAAGAGAAGATATTAGGTTTCAAAAAGCTGAAGTTGTTAAAATAGGATTTAACGTTAAACATGTTAAAGAAAAAGATTTAATATATTTTGATAAAGCAGCTGCGCATAAAATAGAAATAGATAAAGAACCTTATCACGTAATAAAACAAGAAAACGTGGTCGTTGTTTTATGAAAAAGCTAGAAGCAAGAGATCTTAAAGATTTAAACTTGTTAAAACATTACCGTATAATACGAAAATGGGCTTGTAAAAACAACGGCTTAACTGATGCTGAACTAGAATTAATTATATATTTAGACTGCATAGATTTATTTACGAAAAAAGATTTTGAAGCTGGTGTTTATACTTATAGTTGGAATAATCGTAGGTGGAATAAATTAATACAAAATGATTGGGTTAAAGTGTGGAGATATAGAAATAGAACTACACAAAAATATAATATATATCAAATTTCATTTAAAGGTAAACAACTTATAAGCAGAATATATAGAATAATGTTAGGTTTAGATGATATACCAATGAGTGAAAGAAGAAATAAAATAGTTGCTGGTAATAGTTATACAGATAAAGTTATGTATCAAGCAATGTATAATGTAAACAAAGATAAACAAAGATAGTATGTCTGATTTTGGTTCAATGAATACTACTCAATTAATGATTGAAGCTAACAGATTAAGAAAAAAACTTAAAAAAAGAAGAGGTGGTTTTGGTTTTGATAACAGACCTAATGCTTTAGGTAGGTTGTTTGGCGGAACTGGTATGATGGGACAAATGGGTTTAGCAGGTCAATCTGTTGTAGGAGCAATAGGTAGAAAATTATCAAAATCAAGAGATAGATATGCTGCTTTAATGGCAGAACTTAAAAAAAGAAAAGGTAGTGGTTCAACTTCTAGTTTTAACGAAGCTGTAACACCTGAAAACATGCAAAATGTAGGTGTTGCTCCAGGACAAGATCCTAACGCGGCTTTTACAACAAGCTCTAACGTAACTCAACCATTAATGCCTCAACTAACAAGTCAGCAACAAATACAACCAGGTGAAATAGGTAATACAGATTTTAACGATGGCACAGAAAATGAAATACAACCATTTAATCCAAATGTTCAAAAAGGATTTATAAGTCCAACAGAACAATTTGGCGGTGTAAATAATTTAAACCCTATGATGCCACCAAATCCGTTTGACCCTGATTCAACTGGAATAAATAGCTTATATAACTAAACTAAAAATATGAAAAGATATAATTCACCATTACGCATGATAGAAGATAAAGCTCACACTCATGCATCAAAGAAAAACTCTGTTGGAATAGTTGGAGAAACTCATATATGGGACGGACCACTAGATCAATCAGGAAGACCACATGGCATGGGTAGTAGCTCAGGTGCTAAAGGTATGAAATTAAAATTAGGGGCTGTGCCTTATGAAGCAGGTCCAATAACACAACGTGCAAAAAGAGGATAATCATGGCATATAATCAAGGTAAAAACCCTTTTAGTAAATCTCCACTAAACTTTAACTCACCGTTAAATAGCTTCGATAGTTTAGTAGGTAAACTAATGAATCAAGGTAAGTCAAAAGAAGCTGCAACAAAAATAGCTGGTAAAGTAGCTAATGCAAAAATGAAAGGCGCTGGTTCAGGACCAACTGCTGCTCAAAAAGCTAGATCTAAAGGATCAGCTGCTAAAATGGCAGATGAATCACCTTTAGATAAAGAATTAGTAGGAAAACAACATAATTTACCAGAGCATTTAAAAGCGAAAATTGAAGCTGCACCAGAAAGTCCAGCTAAAATGAAATCTCCAATTAAAGCTCATGATAAAAAGTTAAAAGCTTTAGAAAAAAGAATTAAAAGAGTAAGACAATCTAAAGAAGGTTCTGAAGGTCAAGGTGGTATTGATTATGAATTACTATCTCAGTTAGAAGAGCAAAAGAAAAAATTAGTTGAAGATCATGCTAAGCAAGCTAAAGAAACTAAAGATTCTCCAGCTAAAATGAAAGACGAGAAGTCAGGTAAGTCACATAGTGAAATGAGCGATAAAGAAAAAGGTAAGCATATGCCTCAGCACCAAGGAAAAGGTAAACGTAGAAAACCTACTAGACCTGAAGCTAGCAAGAAAGCAGCTGATTTATTAAACGCTAAAAACCCACCAAGCGCTAAAACAAGACTTGAAAAAAGTGGAGTAAAAGCTAAAGATTCACCAGCTAATTTAAAAGGTGTTATTAAAGGTGCTGCTAAAATAGCTAAAAGAGCAAAAATAAAAGAAAATACTGTTTCAGCAATTAAACAAAGTAAACTTGCTGCTATGAGTGGAAAAGATCTTATAAAAGGCGCTATCGCTGGTGCCGCAGGTTATTTAGCAGGTAAATCTGGAGTTAAAGGAGATAAACGCGCAAAAACTGGAATTATATCCAGTAAAAAAAAAAGTCCGTTAAATAACGCTTACGAAAATCCTGAGTATTTTGTTCCTACTAAAAGTTCGTATGGACAAGATATGGATAACTTTTTTAATACTGTAAACAATGCTTACGCTAACACTCAAACAGATGAGAATAGATTAGAAAGAGCTAGTAGAATTCAAAGTAAATTTGAAGATGATGCTGGTAATATGAAAACAGATCTTACTGATCGTCAAAAGAAAAGATATGGAAAATTTAAAGGTGAAAAAACCAGATTAGAAGATAAAATTGGAAGAGCTGGTTTTGATATAGAGAGTTTAACAGATGATCAAATAAACGATTTAGTTACAAGAATAAAAAATAGACCATAATAAAAATAATAAATCATGATAATTAACACAAGTTCGTATACTAATGCAATCCCGGTAGCGTTAAATGACAACATTAATATTCCGGGACCAACAGTAAGAGCATCAGGCACAACAACAAGTTTGACTAACAACAAACTAGTTGATACTAACGCAAGCTTTCTACAAGTTATAGACGCTAAAGGTAATGTAACAAATCAAGGTGTACAAAGAGGGCAAATAGTATATAACATGGCTGCAATGAACACTACGTCTTGGTTAGGACCTGAAGCTGCAGAAATATTAGATATAGAAGATGATAATACTTTATTATTATCTGCAAATATATTTCCTGTAACAGGAGCACCATCAACAACGCAACAATATAAAATATACGATGCTAATAAGGCGAACCCAAAAGGCGCTATTATTATGGTTGGTGATAATATAGCAGGTAACAACACTAAAAGTGATGTGTTTGTAAAAACACTTGACGGTGAAGATGTTTTAGTACAAGGAGTTGCTCCAGGTGAAACATTAGATTTAATAGTACAAAGAGTAATGGTAGGTTCAGCTGCAACGTCAGGAGCACCTAGCACGTTAACAACAGCTGAAAAAATAACAGCATTTATATAAACAATTTAAAAAAAAACAATTATGCATCCAATACACAAACATATGAGCTCTAGAATGGGAGGTCGTAAAGCAGATGAAAGGTATGACGCAAAAGAAGCTTACAATAAAGATTTAAGCGGTAAAGCGAGATTACATTATCTTGAAAATGATATACACGACAAAGGTATGTCAATGAAATCACCTATGGATATGGGTCACAAATCTCCAGCTGAGATGAAATCTCCTATGGAAGTAGGACCAGGCGCTAAATCAGCAAAGAAAAAAGAATATTCTTTTGGTCAAAAACTTTTAGGCACAGCTAAAAATGTAGGTAACTATATGGCCGCTGGTGCTTCTAAAGTTTTAAACGCAGGTTCAGGATATTCAAAAGGCGGAGGTTCACAGCCAATGGATAGAGGAGGAATTGCAGCACAAGCTAAAAGCAATACAGATAGAGCTAGAGGTTTTCAAGAGTCTCATTTAGCTTCCGCTAGAAAAAGAAGAAAAGAAGGTTCAGCATTTTTTATGGAATCAGAAGGTCAAGAAAAGAAAGATCTAATGAAATATAATCCTATTGATGACAGAGCTGGATCTAAAAAAAAAACTAGTCCGGTAAAAATGGCTTCTCCAATGTATGACAAGGGTCATGAAGGAGATCAAGATGGACATGTACACCCTAGAACACAAGGTGAAGTTGATGTAATGAATAAACATGGTCAAGCTTTAAACAAGTTTATTGGTAAAGTTAACAAGTTTGGTAATATGTCTGAGTCTCAAATGAGTAGAGTTAAGGATAAAATTAATTCTTTACAAGGTCAATATAATAAAACTAGAGATTCTATTGGTAATGTTCACAAACAATTTGATTTAAAAAGAGATCAAGAGTTTGAAAATCTATTTGGAGACGGAAAATAAAAATATGGCTTTTAAATTAAACCCTCCGTTTAACACAAAGCAGTCACCTATATACGTAAGAGATCTTGAAGAAGGTGTGATGGGTAAAGGAAATAAAAATGGTACTATTTTAATTTCAGATAAAGTTGACCCATCAAATCAACAACAAGTGATCGATCATGAAGAAGTTCATATTGATCAAGTTAAAAGAGGTGATCTAGATTACGACGATGATAACGTTTACTGGAAAGGTAAAGTTTATCCGCGTGCTACTATGGACGAGGGTGCTAAAAATTTACCTTGGGAAGCTGAAGCATATAGAAAATCATGAGTAAAAAGAAATTTAAAGATACAACCGTTGGACAGTTATTGTTTGGTGCAGCATCTGTAATAAATCCTACATTAGGAAGTGTATTACAAGGTGTAACATCGCCAAAAGAAGCAATAGAAGCTATAACTAAAGCTGATGCTCCAGCAGATGATAAGATAAAATTACAACAAATAATCTACGAACAACAAACAAAAGAGATCGAAGCTATTACATCAAGGTGGCAAGCAGACTCTATGTCAGACTCTTGGATGTCTAAAAACGTGCGTCCACTAGTTTTAGTATGGTGTATTGTTGTATTTTCTTTTGCGGGTATATTAGATAGTGTTGAAACAATACCATTTCATATAAATGAATTATGGAACGATACTTTCGAAAAGGTCATGATGGCGGTCGTCTTAGCCTATTTCGGAGGTCGGACGACTGAAAAGGCGAGTAGTATATTTAAAAAGTAAAACTTTATATTAACAAGTAACTATAGAAATAGTAATAACAATTAAAATTTAATAAAATGAAAAGTGGAAAAATTAAAGAATTAGAATTAAAAAATGTTAACGAACAGAATACAGCTTTACAAAAAGCAGTTTTTGACATGGGTGCGTTAGAAATTGAAAAAGCTCAAGTAATGCAGAGATATGAATCTGCGTTAGAAGTTTTAGAAGAAACAAAAAAAGAACTTGAAGCTAAGTATGGAGCAGTTAACATTAATTTAAAAACAGGTGTTTGGGAAGAAATTGTAAAAGAAGATGACGCTGTAGTTCCAGAAGTAGTTGAAGACGAAGAAGACTGTGGATGTGAAGAAAAGAAAGAAGACTGCGAAGACTGCGAAGATAAAGAGTAATGACTTCAATTATAAGAAAAATCAGTATTGGTGCTGATTATAAGAACGATGCTATGCATTATTCTATTGGCCAACAAGTATATGGTGGTCATATCATAAATAATATAATGTTTAATGAAAAAGATAATTCATACAATATTTATATTAAAAAACAAGAAGAGGTAATGCCTTGGAAAAAATTTAATTCCAACATGGCAATATCTGTAGAATATGATTTAGAATACTAATGAATAGCGTAAGTGATTTTATTATAACACCTACTAACGAAAGATACAACAACAAAATAAGCATAGGCGATAAAACATTAATTGTTAATTCTAACATAGAAGATCACAGAATGGTTAGTCGTCATGCTACTGTTGTTTCAGTGCCTTTAGCATATAAGTTTAATATACAAAAAGGTGATCAAGTAATTATACATCATAATATATTTAGAAGATGGTATGATATAAAAGGTAATCAAAGAAATAGTAGTCAATATTTTAAAGATGATCTTTATTTCTGTAAACCTGATCAAATATATTTACATAAAAAAGGCAAAAAATGGTTGCCATTTATGGATAGATGTTTTGTTATGCCGATAAAAGACAATAACAATTTAAGCACTGATAAAGAGCAAAAATGTGTTGGTATATTAAAAATAGGTAATAATGCGTTAGACGCACACGATATTAACCCAGGAGATCTGATTGGTTACAAACCAGGTCGTGAATGGGAGTTTGTTATTGATAGCAAGCGAATTTATTGTATGAAATCAAATGATATTGTAATTAAATATGAGTACAAAGGAAACGAAGAAGAATATAATCCAAGCTGGGCGAGTAGCAATTAAAGAGTTAATCAAAGTTGCTAAAGAACCTATTATAGATTTTGGACCTGACATTTCCGCAGATAGACTTAAAAATGCTGCAGCTACAAAAAAACTAGCTATATTCGACGCTCTTGAAATACTAAATCGTATTGAAGAAGAACAGAATATGTTAGAAGATAAACCAAAGCAGGAAGTTAAAAAAGATACATCTTTTAAAGGTTTTGCTGAAAGAAGAGCTAAGTAATGTACAAGCAAAGTCTATATAAAATATTAGATAATCATATAAAACCTAAGATTATAAATCGTATGAACCGTTATAAAAAATGGAAATACGGTTATGATAAAGAACATGATATTATAGTTATTAGTAAAACAGGTGAAATAGGTGAAATATATGAAATACAAAACTTAAAAATAGCTTTACCAAAAGCTAAAAACATATATAAGTTTGAAGATAATAAATGGAGTAAGTTTGAATATCCTAAAGCTTTATCAAGAATAAAAACAGTATTTGACTGGAGAGAATATCCAGAAGACTTTAAAACAAAATGGTATGACTACATCGATAATGAATTCACTCGTAGGGAAGAAGGTTTTTGGTTTTATAACAAAGACATTCCTACTTACATTAGTGGTACTCATTACATGTACTTGCAGTGGTCTAAGATTGACGTCGGGGCACCAGACTTTAGGGAGTCAAATAGATTATTCTTTATTTTCTGGGAAGCTTGTAAGGCAGATTCACGATCCTATGGGATGTGTTACCTTAA